TTACAAGTTTCCTGAGGTAGTTTCTCAGCAAATTATCATTGCACCGCACACTTGCTATTATGCTGAGAGCGATCTTCGTGACGCTCAAGCATTCCCCGATCGTAGCATCTGGAATGATACTGAGACGGTGAAGTTCGTGCAACCTCAAGCATACATTCAGCACGGTCAAACGTCCTTCGCTGATGTAGAGGAAGTCTGCAAGTTTGCCCGTCAAATGGCAACCGCTGTGACCTTTGCAACTGATAAGGAAGCGGCAAAGATTAAGCAGCAACTGAATGCTTGCATCCGTGAGAATCGTCCTGTTGTGAATAGTGAATTCGACTGCGATCCTAACCTGCTGGGGTTGTGGGCACTGGTGAAATCGATCAAGGCAGATTGTCTCTATCTGTGTCGCAATGATGGTCCTGACGCTTACATCGGGCAGGAGAGAATCGACTCTGAAGGTTACGTACTCACCAATGAGTTTGGTATGTTTAAGTTGGTGAATCGTGAGGCATTCTCCTATCATAATTTCAACAGCGGGCGCTTTCAGTGTGCCAGTTGAATAGGTGGCAACCACACCCCGTAGACCTGACACCCTGACCCCTTATAGTAGTTTCAACGGGGGGCAAAAGACCCCTCACACCAATTAATTCCCATGACCGTAGCATCTCCTCTTCCTACCACTCAACAGCAAGCAGATGTGCTGAAAAAGATTCTTCCCGGTGCAATCAAGCGCACGACTGCTAAACTTGATAATGCATTGCTCATTCTTACTGAGGGAGAAGATAGCAACCTGGATGATTTCTTTGGCATTGGTGGCAATACTACTGTAGATAAAACTAAGTTTCTTGCCCCTATCTTCAATCCTTCGCTTGCCAGTCAAGCAAAGGAGATGGGTCTTGATTATATTAAAGAGGAGGCAGTTGGTTACGATGCCAAGTGCCTGAATGGTGAGATTGAGAATAAACTTTCTTTGGGCAAAGATCCCGCTCAGTTTGCTACTGGAAACAACCATTCTAAGTCTAAGGTTGATAAGATTTTCTGTGTGAAACTTGAGCAGGTTGGCAATATCTTCCCCAGTGGATTTGCTTGCATTGTCGATCTGAGCAAGGCACAACATCCTGACACTGGGTTTAATGATACTGTCACCAAGACTGGTAAGAACAATAATGGATTTGCTTCTCTGAAAGTACATGTTTCGGATGCTGATTGCATCACTGTGATTCACGGCGAAATTCGTACTCATGTTAAGGGGCGCCCCAATTCTCCTACTGATTATGTGCAGATTGATTATGCCGATTTCTGATAGGATGTGACAATCCACCAGGTGGCACACCCTGCCCCCTGAGACCCCACCCGACCCCTTACACTTAACAAGTCAACCGCAAACGACCCATGCGCTACAACCCCGCCACCGACCGCGCCCTGAGCATCGATGAGATTGCCGCCCAGTGCAAGGCAGCGATTCTGAAGGCAGAGCGCCAGCACGTTGAGCAGGTTGCCGATCGCATCTATGATGAGGTGCTGAGCTTTGCCCGTTGGGAGAACGACGTTTTGGTTGCCGCCTGACCTGCTACAATACTCTCACCCATCCGAGTCACGATGTCCCGCCAGCAACGCCACACTCACAGTCTCCGTTGCAACAGTCACCAGATCCGCGCGGTGCTCATGCATGGACCCCGCTACTCCCCGGTAGAATATGTGCCACTCGTGAAGGTGACCCACGGCAACGCTGACCCTGACCGCTGACCCTGTAGAATTCTCTCAACAGCAACCCACCCGATGACCGACCTCCGCACCCGCTGCCTGGACCTTGCCGATGAGATGGCACAGGAGATTAACGGCAACCTGTTCTATGTGCCCGATGAGGACATCGAATCCTGTCTGGCAGGTCTGACCGCTGACAACCTGGAGGACACCGCCTCCGAACTGGCGGACCTTGCCGCCTGGTTCAACTGACCCCTGACCTGCTACAATACTCTCACCCCACACCCCCCGACATCATGACCGCTGACCTTGCCATCTCCCTGCTCCGCCGTGGCGCCAACGGCACCCAGATCCTGGAGATTCTGGAGACCCTGACCGCTGAGGTCGAACAGGAGAACATCGCTGACTTTCTTGCCCATGCTGCCACGCTGCAGGAAATCCAGTTCTGAAATCGCACACCCCCTGCCTGCTGATGCGGGTGGGGGGTTTACACTAAGGCATACCAAAGCAACCGACAGACGACCGATGCGCTTCCCCCTTGCCATGTGCTCTGACCTGGAGACCCGCCAAATCAAATGGATCTCCCGCGCTGACCAGTTGAAGAACGGTTCCCGCCCTTCCCCCTACATTCACTGGGGAGTGCCCGCTGCCACCATCGCTGCCCAGTATGCTGAGGCACACCGTAACGACGTTCGTCAGGCGCAGTGGGGGTGACCCCGATCTGCTACAATACTCTCAACCGCAACCAACCCCATGCTTCGCCCCAACGCCCGCCAGACCAAAGGACAAATCGCCAAAGGTGACGGCGCACTGAAAGGCACGTGCCCCGTGAATGGCAGTGCTGGTTCGGGTCGTGCCTTCACCATTACCCCCGTCGTTGGGTTGGGGCGTCAATGGGTCGGTGATAAGGACGCCAACGCCCGCCGCTTTGCAGAGCAGGCACGTGCTGACCGTATCGCTGCTGCCCGTGACCGCCTGCAGAATCGGGTGGGTCATTCGCCGCTCGCTGCCCGCTTCTGAGTCATTCGTGCGTGTTTGGCAGGGGTCCGGGATTTATACCCGCCCCGTCGGGCGGCGTGTTATAATATTATAAAGGTTAACCCCCCCGTATATAAAATCGATGGGTCCCTGTAACCTACAAAGTGTTACGGAAGCAAGCTAATTATTACATTGAAGATTAAAAATTTTTTTGCCATATATAAAAACGAAAAAGGTTGTTTGTTTTACACATATGAAAAAAAATTCCGGGGAAATTTTTGAGACCATAGAGGTTGATCCAGTTAGCGGTGATTATTACATCAAAATTCCAGGTGAGATTATGAATGAACTTTCTTGGTACGAAGATACTGAGATTTCTTTTACTTTAGATGGTAATGATATTATTCTATCTGAAAGAAAGGAAGATTGACATTGAATACATAATGTTGTATGATACTGAAGTAACTACTTTCTATTATGGCTAAAGGATTTACGGTAAAAGCAAAATCGCCCGTCACTCAAACAGTAACAGAGGAATGGGATTATAATCTCGCAAGAGAAATGGTAAGAGGGAAATCCATTGTCTTTTGTCTTCCTGGGCGGGGTGTTTCATATACCTATCTGAAAAACTTTGTGCAACTCTGTTTTGATTTGGTGCAGAGCGGGGCAAGCATTCAAATCTCACAGGACTACTCTTCAATGGTCAACTTTGCCCGTTGCAAGTGTCTTGGTGCAAACGTATTACGTGGACCAGATCAGGTGCCATGGGATGGTAAACTGAATTATGATTGGCAGTTGTGGATTGATTCTGACATTGTATTCAACACTGAAAAATTCTGGCAACTGGTGCTAATGGACAAAGATATTGCTTCTGGTTGGTATGCAACAGAAGATGGTCACACAACTTCGGTTGCTCATTGGATGGAAGAAGATGACTTTAGAAACAATGGTGGTGTGATGAATCATGAAACCGTTGAAAGCATCTCAAAGCGTCGTAAACCATTCACTGTGGATTATGCAGGTTTTGGTTGGTTGCTGATTAAGCACGGTGTCTTTGAGCACTCTGAAATGAAGTATCCTTGGTTCGCACCAAAGATGCAGGTTTTCGAATCAGGAGAAGTGCAGGATATGTGCGGTGAGGACGTATCTTTCTGTCTGGATGCAAAGGAGGCAGGATTTGAAATCTGGTGCGATCCACGCATTCGTGTTGGGCATGAAAAAACAAGAATCATCTGAGAAAATGGCAGAGGAAACGTATAACATCATCTGCAAGGGAAGAAAGATTTATTCCTCACTCACTGAAGAAGAATATTTCAATGTAATGGAGGATCTGTCGATTGAATATTATCAGACAGGTTCTCCACGCCCTGAAGATATTGAAACAGAAATTATTGGAGAATTAGATTAATGGCAATTAAAAAATCACTCAGCGGCAATAAAATCATCGAGTCTCATCCAAAGAATACTCGGCAAGGATGTGGGTCTAATACCAAGTATGCAGCGTCTTCTCGCAATAAAGCTCGTAAAAAATACAAAGGGCAAGGGAAAGGATAATCAACCAAGATGTACCATTTAGATGGAAATGATGAATGGAATACTATAAATTCATCAGATCTTTGGGTATACAATAAATTATTTTTAAGTCGGATGTTGGGGTATACATGTGGTCCTGTTGGCACCACAGTTCCCAAACCCGACTTTTATATTGTTCGACCTTCTTTTAATTTACTTGGAATGGGGCGTTTTGCTCGTAAAGAATGGATTGAAAAACACACCGATAATATTCATCCTGCAGAATTTTGGTGTGAAATTTTTGAAGGCGAGCACATTAGTGTTGATTTTTATCATAAAAAAGCAGAATTAGTCGTAATTGGAACTCGGGATGATTATGAACCTCTTTATAAGTGGAAAAAGTGGCAAAAAATAGATAAAGATATTTCTTTTCCGGATATTTTAAACAATTTAGTAGGCAATTACGAATGGATTAATTGTGAATTTATCGGGGAAAATCTAATAGAAGTTCATTTTCGTAGAAATCCTGATTTTCGTTATGGAAATTCTGTTGCGATTCCCGTTTGGGATGATAAAAAAATCAAAAATATGAAATTCATTGAAGACAATGACTATCATCGTAAAGGTTTTTATATAAAATAAATAAATTTTTACCGCAAAATGAATTGAAACAGTTTTCGATGGGCAGACACCTACTTTTAGAGGTGTATGATGTAAAATTTGATATCATTAATGATGTAACTTCTCTCCAAGAAGCAATGGTGAAAGGTATAAAACGTGCCAATATGACGATTTTAAATATTTTTTCACATTGTTTCATTCCACAGGGATGCACAGTGGTCATTGCCCTTGCGGAAAGTCATGTTTCCTGCCATACTTGGCCAGAGGAAGGTTGTATTGCGGTAGATGTTTATACTTGTGGGGAAGGAAATCCTAAATTAATCGCTCTAGAAATGTTAAAATACCTCAATTCTGACAATTATTCTCTACGTGAAGTCGATCGTTAAATAGAAATAAGGAGATAGCAACCTCCTTTATAAAAGTTCTGTTTTATTTTTAAAACAGGAGCTAAAATGTCAAATTTACCAGTCGATCGTGATTCAAATTATATGAGAGAAATGTGGGGCACTACCCGCCTGATTACAGATTATGATACCGTATCACCAAAAAGAGTCATTCAAGAGGTTATGCACGATTTGGCACCCAAGCATGACTTAAAAAAACAACAAGAATTGCATGAAAAAATTCGCAATGATGAAGATTATGATGATTGGGAATATGGCACTGAACCTGGATATGGTTCTTCCTGGAAATAAACATAAATAATCCAAGAAATTTCATATCCAATGGCAGTCACACGAATATCTAGATCATTTAAGGATATTAGTCTGTCTTTTGATCCACATCCAGTGACAAAAGACCTGCCAATTTTGAAAAATCAAAATGCGATTACTCGCTCTATTCGCAACCTTGTAGAAACAATTCCAAACGAAAGATTTTTTAATCCAAATTTGGGATCTGATGTTCGTTCTAGCTTGTTTGATTTTGTTGATTTTGCAACAGCATCTGTAATTAGAGAGCAAATTATCAATACAATTTCCAATTATGAGCCTAGAGTTGATAATGTGGATATTGAAGTCAATCCAAGTCCAGATACAAATGAATTTGAAGTGACTGTAATTTTTGATATTATTGGGCAAGAAGTACCAACACAACAGTTTTCATTCATATTAGAGGCAACAAGATAAAATGCCTTTTACTCAATTTACAAATCTAGATTTCGATCAGATAAAAACTTCAATCAAAGATTATCTCCGTGCTAACTCTACATTTACGGACTTTGATTTTGAAGGATCTAATTTTTCTGTTTTAATTGATACGTTAGCGTATAATACCTACATTACGGCATTTAACTCTAACATGATTGTCAACGAATCCTTTTTGGATTCTGCAACTGTAAGAGAAAATGTCGTTTCTTTGTCTAGGAATATTGGATACGTTCCTTATTCAAGAAATGCTGCTAGTGCAACGGTTTCATTCAGTATAACCGTAGATCCAGATCAAATATTGCAAGACGGCACTCCCGTTTATACTCCGTCAGTCACACTACAAGCGGGTCTTGTATGCACAGGTCTTGTGAGAGGATCTTCATATGTATTTTCAATTCCAGAAAGTATTACAGTTCCTGTTGTAAATGGTGTTGCTTCATTTAATAATATTATAATTCGAGAAGGAACATTCTTAACAAAGAAATTTACTGTAAATGCATCATTAGACCAAAAATTTATATTAGATAATTCTTTTATCGATACCTCAACAATTAGAGTATATGTGAAAGGATTGAGTGATAGCGGACTCGGTTCTTTATACTCTCTAGTAGATAATATTTTTGAAGTAAACTCAAATTCAGAAGTCTTTTTAATCCAAGAGGTTCAAGATGAAAAATACCAACTTCTTTTTGGAGATGGTAAATTTGGTAAAAAACTTGAAAACTCTGCAGTGATTACTGCAAATTACATTGTAACAAGTGGTAAAGATGGAAATGGTGCCGATACATTTTCATTTGCCGGGTCATTTAAAGATGCCGATGATAGAAATGTTGTTGTAACGAATACAATCACTGTTACCACAAATCAAAGTGCTCAAAATGGATCTGAGATAGAAACTATTGATTCGATTCGTTATTTTGCTCCACGACTATATTCTTCACAGTATAGAGCAGTAACTGCAAGTGATTATGAATCGATTATTAAATCTAAGATTTATAGAAATGCAGAATCAGTTTCTGTTGTGGGGGGAGAAGAGTTAAGTCCTCCAGAGTATGGATCTGTGTCAATTAGCATCAAACCAAAAAATGGCACATTCGTTTCGGATTTTGACAAAGAGCAAATACTTTCCAAATTAACTCAATATAGTGTTTCTGGAATACGCCCCAAGATAGTTGATCTTAAAATACTCTACGTTGAAGTTGAATCTTATGTTTATTATAATTACAACCAAGTTGGAAGCGTTTCCGATTTAAAAACAAGAGTAACTAATTCCCTTAACAAATATTCTCAATCTGTAGACTTAAACAAATTTGGGGGAAGATTTAAGTATAGTAAATTACTTCAGGTAATTGACAATACGGATACAGCAATTACCTCAAATATTACCAGAGTTAGAATTAGAAGAGATTTGAAAGCATTAATAAATCGTCCAGCACAGTATGAAATATGTTTTGGTAATCAATTTCACATTAATGAAAAATCCAACAAAATTGGATATAATATCAAATCCACTGGATTTAATATCAAAGATGAACCAGATACCGTATATTTGACGGATACTCCAAATGATGATGGGATTACTGGTGTAATTTCAATTGTAAAACCAATCAAATCTTCTGGAGTCGGTGCCGCTACAACATCATTATCTCCTTTTATTGTCGTACAGTCTGCTGGCATTGTAAATTATAAAAATGGTGAGATAACTCTCAATACTATTACAATTAGAAATACTGATTTATCAAACGATTTAATAGAAATTCAAGCATATCCAGAGTCAAATGATGTAGTTGGTCTTAAGGACCTTTATATATCATTTGATGTTTCAGAAAGTGAAATAAATATGGTAAAGGATACAATTGCATCTGGAGAAGATATATCTGGCGTTGTTTTCACAAAAAATTCTTATCGTTCAAGCTATTCAAACGGAAAATTAATGAGGTCGTAATATGATACAAACGGGTTTTGAGTCTAGGGTAAAAATACAACAAATAATCGACAGTCAACTTCCAGAGTTTATCTTAGATGAAAGTCCAAAGGCTGCAGAGTTTTTAAAACAGTATTATATCTCCCAAGAATATCAGGGTGGTCCTGTAGATGTTGCTGAGAATCTGGATCAGTATATAAACCTTGATAATCTTACTCAGGAGGTAGTTTCTGGATATACAACTCTTGTAGGAGATATTACTTCATCGTCAACATCTATTACTGTATCAAATACTAAAGGATTTCCTGCAAAATATGGTCTTTTAAAAATTGATGATGAAATTATTACATATACAGATTTGTCAGGAAATACTTTTACAGGTTGCGTAAGAGGATTTAGTGGAGTTACAAATTATCATAAAGACTTACAATACAGCGAACTAGTTTTTAGCGAGTCTTCTGCAGATTCACATACCTCGGGAACTTCTGTACAAAATCTTAGTTCTTTATTTTTACAAGAATTTTATAAAAAGATAAAGTTTAGTCTAACTCCTGGACTAGAAGGTCTAAATTTTACAGAAGACATTAATGCTGGGAATTTTATAAAAGAAGCAAGGACATTATACGAATCCAAAGGAACTGCAGAATCTTTTAGAATTTTATTCAATGTCTTGTATGGAGAAACTCCAAGTGTAATTGATCTTGAACAATTCTTAATTAAACCATCAGATGCCGGATATATTAGAAGAGATGTTGCAATCATAAGTAATATTTCTGGAAATCCAACTAAGTTGGTTGGTCAAACAATTTATAAATCAACGGATGAAACTGGCACTACTGCTGCCGTATCTGAAGTAGAAACCATCACTAGAAATGGTATAACTTATTATAAACTTAATTTTTTTGTTGGATACGATGATACCTATCCTAACGTTACTGGAACATTTTCAATCACACCAAATACAAAAGTTGTTGAAGAAGTAACTGTAACTCCGTTAGATGCTGGAACAACCGTTATCAGTGTTGATTCTACAATCGGATTTGAAAATTCCGGAAGTATCTTTTTTGGGTCTTATGAAATTGTTTATTCTGATAAAAGTGTAAACCAATTTTTGGGATGTTATGTAAAATCCACATCTTCAATAACGATACCAAAAACATCATTCTTAATTTCAAATGAAACTTACTATGGATATGAAGATTGAGATTTATCTAAAAAGGTAGAATTTAGAATTACTGGAGTATTATCCAATCTCAACATTGAAACTACAAATTATGAATTATTGGATAATGACATCATCTATCCAAAAAATCTTGGAGAAGTAATAGAGCAGGGCAACACAACCAAAGAGATATTTGCAAATTCTTGGATTTATAATACAAGTTCAAGATATCAGATTGATTCCTTTGTAGGAAATACTGTAACAACTAAATCTGATATAGATTCATCAAGCTTAAAAGTAGGAGATGCCGTTGAAATTTTAAGAAGAAATACAGAAATCGTAGTCACTGGATTTGAAAATGCAAATGTTAGTTTAATTTCAGCAAATACTGTTACTATTAATGTAAGTACATCTTTATTAAATCCTTTAGACAAATATGATATTAGAAGAATTCTTAATAAAGCATCATCTTCGATTGTTCCAATTGATTTTGGAAACAATAAAATAATATCTGATGTTCAAAATGTTTATGTTGAAAGACCCGATAACTTATACGTTGCATCGAATTCTTTACCATCATATGAAATACAAGTTGATGTTTTTGGATATGATGTTTTTGAATTAACTGGATATGATGCTAGTAATGAATCATATTCAATAATTGATTTTAATACGGAAGTTTCTTTCATAACGGGAGATAGGGTTTTTTATTCTGCAGATAATCCTATTGCTGGATTAGAGGAAGGAAGTTATTTTGTTGAAGTATTAAGCAATAAAAGACAAGTCAAATTATACTTAAGTGGTCCTGTAGTTGGAAATGGCGACTTTGTTTATTTTGGAGCGGGAGAATCATCAACACCAACAGGGACTCACAATTTTACATTGTATTCTCAAAGATCAAATAAAATTTCTGGACAAAAAACATTTAGAAAATTTAAACTAAATCCTGAGTTGGGAAGCAATGAAACTCATACCACACTTCCAGGTCCAGTTGGAATGTTAAAAAATGGTGTTGAAATATACAACTTTAAAACAAACGATAAGATTTATTATGGTCCAATCGAAAATATTGATGTTTTAAATGGCGGTAGCGAATTTGATGTAATCAATCCCCCTCGCTTAGAATTATCTTATGGATCTGCACTCATTCAACCAGTAATAATTGGATCTATCGAAAAAATATTTGTTGACCCGCAAGATTTTGATATTGATGTTATCGTCTCAATTGCTCTTACCGGCGGCAATGGGTCTGGAGCTAGCTTTAAACCAATTATTGAAAAGTATGCAAGAGAATTGGAATTTGATGCAAGATCAACTTCCAACGGCGGTGGATTAGATACTATCAATGATAGAATTTCATTTGCATCGACACATAATTTATCTAATGGGCAACCAATTGTATATAATAGTAACTTTAATTCTGCCATTGGAGTCGGCACATTTAATGGATCTAATCTAGACCAATCAAAAACTCTAATAAGTGGTGCAACATATTATACTAAGGTTGTAAATGATAGGACAATTGAATTATATCAATCACTTTCTGATTATAATGTTGGTATCAATACAGTAGGATTTACTACTGTGGGAAATTCTGGTATTCAGAAATTTAAAACTGAACCTAAAAATAAACTTACTGGAATTTCAGTAATCGATAGTGGATCTGGATATGCAAACAGAGTTTTAAGAGTATCTCCGGTAGGAGTATCCACGTATAACAACACAATTAGTTTTAAAAATCATGGATTTGGTGATGGTGAAATTATTTCTTATGACTATGATACCGCACCAATCTCTGGGTTATCGACATCCAACAATTATGTAGTTTTGAAACTGGATTCAGATACATTCAGACTCTGTAATGCAGGAATAGGCGGCACCGATACTTCAAATTATCAAAGAAAAAACTATGTAAAATTTAATTCGATAGGAAGCGGATATCAAATATTCAAATATCCAAATATTTCTCTGTCAGTAGAGTACTCATCTGTTGGATTAGGAAGTACTCAAGTTAGAGGAGTTATTAACGCAACCCCAATTGTTAGAGGTAAAATTTCTGAAATTTATGTTTATGATAAGGGTTCCGATTATGGTACAACGACACTAAACGTCCACAAAAGACCCCAAGTTACCATTAAGAATGGAAAAAATGCTCAACTTAGACCGACAATTACAAATGGAAGAATAACTGACGTACAAGTTTTATATGGTGGACTAGAATATTATTCCACACCAGATTTAGTTATTAGTGGTAGTGGAATAGGTGCTATTCTTAGACCTGTGGTTTCTGACAATAGGATAACAGATGTAATTGTTGTCAATTCTGGAGTAGGATATACTTCAACAAATACTAAGATTAAAGTCGTATCTGCAGGAAAGGATGAAGTATTGAGAGTAAATGTTAGAGCACTTACTCTCAACAATTCTTTCAAATATGGAATTCAAAATGAATTTTATAGAAATCCATCGAGCGAAGTGCTAATTGAAAATCATAGTGGGTTGCAGTATGCGGTTATTGGATATTCTCAAAATATAAAAACTAACTTTAGTGATAATGGCGATTTATCCGGGCAGCATTCGGATATTATTGGGTGGGCATATGATGGAAACCCAATTTATGGATCTTTTGGATACACCGATTCAAATAATATCAATTCTTCTATAAAACAACTACAACCCGGATATTCTTTAGTTGACTTAGAAAATAGACCATCAACCACAGATTTTCCATATGGATATTTTGTTGAGGATTACAAATATACTGGAAATGGAGACTTAGATCAATACAATGGAAGATTTGGAAAAACCAAAGATTTTCCTGATGGAGTTTATGCTTATTTTGCCACTACTGAAAACAATCTTGATGGAGAAATTGTAAGTAAGTTTCCATATTTTATTGGAAATGAATATAGATCTCCATATCTAGAAGAAAATATTGAATTAGACCAATCTTTTGATTTTAATAATTCTAAACTAATTAGAAATACTTTACCATATAAAGTAAACGATCAATATGCCGATAATGACTTTATTACTGAATCAAATGAAATAATAGAACAAAAAACTTTAGTAGAATCGGTGTCTTCTGGGAGTGTGTCTGCACTTGAAATTGTTAAATCTGGATCAGATTATGCTGTAGGAGATTCAATAATTTTTGATGACACTAAGAGTGGTGGAGGAGGAATTAGTGCAGAAATATCCGAAATAACAGGAAGAGATATTGTTGATGTCAACACTACAGTAAATTCTTATACTGACTCTCTTATTGAATGGCAAGGTGGAAATCAAGTAAAAGTCTATATTTCACCATATCATGTCTTTAAAAACAGAGATAATATCAATATATCCGGATTATCTACTCAAGTTTCCAATTTAAATGGGTCTTATGAAATAGGTCTTACAACATACACAACAATTCTTGATAAGAATATACCAAATTTTGCCTCAACTGGAATAGTTACAGACATTTATTTAACGTCTATTCCAGAAAATATTTCAATTGGTAGTAGTATTCAAATAGAAAACGAAGTCTTTTCTATCTTAAATATCTACCCAAATTTTGGAATATTGAGAGTAGATAGATCTAGTGCCGGAGTAGCCCATTCTCAAACAACACCGGTATATTATCTTCCGGATTCATTTATAGTAAATAAAGCAACAAATTATTTTGATTCTCGGAAGAATTCGAAAATATATTTTAATCCTGCAGAATCTGTTGGTGTTGGTACAACATCGGGGTCCGGCAAAAATATAAATTATCAAATTGGAATTACAACATATAGTGCATTTGTACCGACACAAAGTATATTTTTACCAAACCACCCATTTAAAACTAATCAACAAGCAATCTTAAGAAAACCATCGGGCGGTGGGGCATTATCTGTTTCTAATACATCTGGAGGACTTTCATTTAACATATTGAGTGGAAATTCTGAAATCGTTTATATTGTCAATAAGTCAAAAGATTATATCGGTATTGTAACGAATGTCGGACTTACAACTACGGGTGGTCTATTCTTCCTCTCGTCTGGTACAAATGATTATCATTATTCTATAGAATCGAATTTACCTCAAGTCAGGGCAAAAATTGACAGAATAATTTCTGCTGTTTCTGTATCGACATCTCACCAGTTAAGAGTCGGAGATAAAATATCTTTAGAGGTTAAACCAGACGTATCTGTAGGAATCGGCACATCCACAGCAATACATGTTAGATTAGACCCCTCAACTCAAAAAATAGTAATAAATCCGCTGATATTTAATTCAACCGGAATCAATACACTTACAAATTCAATCTCAGTAAACTCACACAATTTAAAAACTGGAGACAAAATTTTATATGAGTCTTCGGGAACTTTACCTGTAGGTTTGACAACCGAAAACTACTTTGTTTATCGAATTGATGAAAACACTATAAAGTTGTGTGATACATTATTAGATTCTCTCAATTCTCCTCCAACTACAGTTTCAATTGGCGGAACTGGTGCAGGAAATCAAAAAATCAGTCTTGTCAATCCCCAAATCAAGGTTATTAAGAATAACAATTTAGTCTTCAATCTTTCAGATTCTTCATTGTTAGGGTATGATTTTAAACTTTACTATGACCAAAAATTTGAAAAAGAATTTGTTTCTATAGCGTCCACTAGTTATCTTTCTGTCATTGGAGTTGGAACTATCGGATTATCTTCAACATCTACATTAACACTAAATTACTCCAATGGGGTGCCAGAAAAACTTTATTACAATATAGAAAAATCTGGATATATTAGCACGTCTGATACTGATGTTACAAATTATTCTGAGATAGTATTTGAAAATAGTTTATATAATGGAAATTATAATATTGTAGGCGTAGGAAACACAACCTTTACAATATCTTTAAGGCAAATTCCAGAAAATACACGCTATGAGAGAGGAGATTGTGAAATTCTTGAATATTCAACATCGTCTTCGACAGAAGTTGGTGGAATTCATAAGGTAAAACTTTTATCTGGTGGTTATTCGTATTCATCTCTTCCACTATTTGATGGGGTTGATTCCGATAATGGAAATGGAGCTTTTATCGTTCCAGTTTCAGCGACGATTGGCAAAATTAAACAAAGCAGAATTATTAATGAGGGATTTGAATATGCATCAGACAAAACTCTTAGACCAACTGCTACTATACCAACTCTTGCTTACATATCAGCATCCAATACAATTGAAAGCGTAGATGTATTAAATGGAGGTCAAAATTATACATCTGCACCCGATTTAATTTGTGTTGATACTGATACTGGAGAGTTAATTAACTCCGGTTTACTTAGATCTAATTTATCTGGGTCTTCCATTGTATCTGTAATTGTCGAAAATAATCCAAAAGGTCTCCCAATTAAACCAGTTACAATTAGAGCAATAAACAACTCTAATGGAATTTCAATTGATACTATTCAATCTTCTTCGGGAGTGGTTACTTGTTTCCTAACAACTCCATTGTCTGGTTTTACATCTGCACCATTTTCAACCGGAGATAAAATTTTTGTTGAGGGAATTCAAAAAAGTGGTTCTTCTGGTGATGGATTTAATTCTTCTGACTATGGATATCAATTCTTTACTATTACTAACTTCCAAAATATTAATCCAGCAAAATTAGAATTCAGTCTTTCTGGATTAACTACAAATCCCGGAGTAGCAAAAACGATTCAAGAATCTTACGCCACTATAGTTAATTTTAATAATTATCCGGAATTTAAAGCTATACAGAAATTTTCACCTTTTCAGATTGGGGAGGGATTGTCGTCAAATACTGGTAGTGGATTTGTAGATAGAGATTTAACTGTAGTCAGTTGTGATGAAAATTTTGTGAGAGTATCTGGTAACTATAATCTTTCTAGTGGAGAAAAAATAAGAGGATTAGAGTCTTTTAATGAAGCGACCATTGACTCGGTTAAGATTACTGATGGGTATTATGATGTAGATTACTTTAATTTGCAAAAATTTGGGTGGAAATTTGAAACAGGAAAACTTAATGAAAATTATCAAGTAACACCAGATAATGATTACTACCAAAATTTATCTTATTCAGTAAAGAGTAGTAAAACTTGGGAAGAAATCGTAACTCCTGTTAATAACTTATTACATATTAGCGGAATGAAAAACTTTGCAGACACGCAAATTCTACAAAGTGTTCAGTCTGGAATAGGAACTACCGAATCTCCATTGACGCTATTAAATGTATTTGAAAGTGACAATAGAGTAGATACAATTAATAATTTAGATTTAGTTATTGATGTAGATACATTAGATAGCAAATCAAAATTTATTAAGTTTAATAATCTTTCTCTCACTGATTATATTTTGTGCAAAACCAATAGGGTTTTAAAAATCGATGATATAAGTTCAGAATTCTCAAGTGAAAATGATGAATCATCTGAAGTTTCTAATATATTCCAAATTAATTCCGGAAATAATTACAATAAATTTTTGGTTCAAACTCGAAATATTTTTACAAATGAAACTCAATTCAATGAAATTATAACAATTAATAATGATGAAAATATTTTTACCTTACAAAAAGCACAATTAACTTCTATAAATGATGAGGATGTAATAGTAGACATTGAGGGATATATTGATACTGAATCAAATTTTTACTTGAAATTTAATCCGGAAGACACTTCCAATTCTGATTTTGATATTAAAATTTTACAAGATACTTTTATTTCTAAAACCGGGGTCGGAACCACACAATCTGTCGGATTTATAGATTTGATATCGCAAAATAAAATTGTCTCTAGTGGAATAACGACATCTATCTTTAGTTTAAATTCTTCTAAGTATTCTGCAATATATTCGAATATTCACATTCTAAATGATGATACTTCGGATATGAATTATGTTGAAATATATTTGACTCATGATGGCACCAACACTTACATAAGTGAATACTATTTCGACGACAATCTAACAGAAACTAGCTCCGGATTTATTGGGTCTTTTGGGGCATCTATTAGTGGAGGAATCCTATCATTAAATTATACCAATACATCGGCAGAAAACATCACAGTTAGAACAAAAAATGTTGGATTTGGTACTACTGCTGTTGGTGTAGGCACATATAGATTTAAACTTCCAGGTCAATCTGATGGGGCGGAAAGAACTGTTGTTTTCCAATCAAAATTTAATAACATCTCATCGGGATCTACTAGTATTTTAGTTTTAGATAAGTCTTTATTCACATCATCAAAATCGACAATTAGAGTTGGACTTGGACAAACTAGCGCATTGCACCAAATAATGGCAATTAATGATGGGAATGATGCATATTCTATTCAATATCCATTCTTATCAATTGGCAGCACCTCCGGAATAGGAACATTTGGGGCAGAGATTTCTGGAGGCAATTTTATAATTAAATTCTATGCCGATCCTTCGATATCTGGCAATTTAGAAATACTTTCTTTTAGCGAAAATTTCTACACTGACTTAGATACAGTTAATATCCCACCCACTCTCAGTTACAGTCCAGTAGAGCAAACAGTTGCGGTTGCAAAATATTTTGGTGCCAATTCTCCCAATGTAAACAAATATGATTTTGAAGCGGAATATGAAGGCGTGCCAATTTTCATGAAAACTTTCAATCCGTCAGATAGTAATGCTTTAAATTTGACAACGGGTGTATTTACAATTCCAAATCACTTCTTCAATACTGGAGAGCAGTTGATTTATACTCCAAAATCTACTTTTATCGGGATTGGAACTCTTGCAATGGGAATTGGAGCAACCGCAAATTATGTCGGTGTTGTTACAACAATACTTCCATCTGTTGTATATGCGATAAAGGATAGCAATGACTCGTTTAGAATTTCTACTAGAAAAGAATATGCTATTCAAGGAATCGGAGTAACATTTACGTCTGTTGGTCTAGGAAATGCCCACCAATTAGAAATGTATAAAAAGAATGAGAAATCAATAATCTCTATTAATGACGTTGTACAAAGTCCTCTTGCATTTTCTTACATAACTCATACACTGTCTGGAAATGGTGGTCAAATTGGATCAGCATCTACAATTTTTACTTTGAGTGGAATTAGTTCTATTACTCCAACAGATATATTAAAAATCGACGAAGAGTATATGAGAGTAGAGAATGTTGGGTTAGGTACAACAAACACCGGTCCCATCACATTTGGTGGAAGTATTTCTCTTGTAGAAGTTACTCGTGGATTTCTTGGATCCACTGCTGGAGTGCATACTGATACTTCTATTGCTAGAATTTACAGAGGATCTTACAACATTTCTAAAAATAAAATCTTTTTCACAGAAGCTCCTAGAGGAAATTCTCTTGATTTACTTGGTCCGAGTGAATCTAATTTGCCAAGAGAACGGGCTTCTTTCAGTGGAAGAGTCTTCTTAAGAGAAGATTATACAACTAATCAAATCTATGATGATATTTCGAATCAATTTACTGGAATTGGGCAGACCTTTATACTAACATCTCAAGGAATAAACACAGTCGGATTAGGAACTTCTGGCGGAAATGGAATTGTATTCATTAATAATATTTTCCAATCTCCAACGACATCTAATAATTTATCAAATAACTATACAATAGCAGAAAATTCTGGTGTTACTAGAATTACTTTTACCGGAATAACATCATCTAATAATAATATATTCACATCAGAATATGATATTAATCAGAATCAACTTCCTCGTGGAGGTGTAATCGTATCTCTTGGATCTACTGGAGGATTAGGAATAGCTCCTCTTGTGGGTGCTTCTGTTACTGCCGTCGTTGGTGCTGGGGGAACTATAGTTGCAATTGGAATTGGAACTATGGATATCATTGGATCTGGATATAGATACCCAGTTTCTGTTGCAGTCACAGAAAGTGGGCACATTGGTACTGGAGCTGTTATAACTGCAAATGTTGGTGCAGGTGGAACTTTATCATTTAATGTTGTTAATCCTGGGGCAGGATATACCAATCCAACAATAAATGTTTCTTCTCCCTCGTATCAAAACTTATCTGTAACTGGAGTGTCTAGACTTGGAGTAGGGGCTACAACAGATACTGGAGTTGGTTTACTTCTAAACATTGAAGTAGGATCTAGCTCTACCACTACAGGAATTGGATCCACTTTATTTGAAGTTAAAACCTTTGAAATTACCAGAAATGGATATTCATTTAGAGTTGGTGATGTATTCAAACCTGTAGGGTTGGTAACTGCAAAAGGTCTTTCTGCTCCAGTTAATGAATTCCAATTAACTGTTTTAGATGTTTTTACGGACTCCTTTTCTTCTTGGCAATTTGGAGAATTGGATTATATAGATTCTATTCTACCATATCAAGACGGAGTTAGAACTAGATTCCCACTCCTCTACAATTCAGAACTACTCAGCTTCGAAATTGATGAAAATGACCCCGATTCTCAGTTGATTGATTTAGATTCGGTTCTTCTCATTTTTATCAATGGAGTTTTACAAGAACCAGGAGTTTCATATCAATTCAGTGGTGGAACTTCATTTACATTCTCAGTTGCTCCAGAACCAGAAGATAATATATCAGTATTTTTCTATCGTGGAACAAGGGGTGAAGATACAATTCAAGTCGATGCAATAGAAACAGTTAAAGTAGGAGATACCGTACAAATCTTTAGCAATAATTCAAATATTCAAAATACAACTACTCAGGAGAAGAGGACAATTTATGATATCTCCGGATCCGATAAAATTGAAACAAATCTTTATGTTGGTCAGGGGATTGATGAAGTTAACAACAAACCCTTATATTGGACTAAGCAAAAAACTGATTTGATACTCAATGGTGAAAAAATTTATAAATCAAGAGATTCTTTAGAGTCTCAAATTTATCCAACTGCAAATATTATCGGAGATTTGAGCATTACTGCAACCGAAATATTCGTTGATGATAGCAGTCTGTTTAATTATGAGAATGAATCTCCCATTAGTTTTGATGCATTTATTCTTTCGAATAATTCTGCAGAAGAGTATGAAATAATTACTGATATATCTGATGTGGAAGGATACTCGGTTTCTGTCATAGGAATTGCGACTACAAATGGAATTGGAACACCATTAGCACTTAGATTTACTCTGGATAGAAATCCATTCTCATTCCCAGATTTGCAAGTTGGATATCCAATTTATATCTCTCAAACTTTTGTTGGGCGGGGGGTAACATCAATCAATACGACTAATACGGATATTGTTTCTATAAGTACATCATTCGTAAATAATGTTTATAGAATTCATGCAATTAATTCTGCGACAGGAATTGTAACTTGTAATATTGCATCAAACACATCGATTGTGGGAATTGCTACGACAGGAACTATAAAATATCCTGTAGGAAGATTATCTTGGGGAAGACTGTCAGGATTCTCTAGATCTAACTCTCCAATCTCAATTGGAGTGACAGGATATACTTCGAGTGTAGGAATAACTACTCTGGGATATAATGCGGGATTATCTACATATCCAATTATTCAAAGGAGAGGATATGGATTGAGAAGCAATGGGTCTCTGAAAAAGGATCTCTAATGCAATATAAATATAAAAAAAAGAATTATATAGATGTCTGCACTTGTAACAGATCAATTTAGAATATTAAATGCCAGTAATTTTATAGAATCAATAGACGATTCTTCTAATTCTTATTATGTCTGGGTTGGTCTTACTAATCCAAATCTTTATACTGGTTTTGGTAGAAATATAAATTGGGATGGTCCAGGAATAACTAACGGCGTAGTGCCGAATCCCACAGATAATTTAGATTATCTAACTCAATATGAAGATACTCTTCTTTTTGGAAAGAAAGTTACTTCTTCAAATATAAGAAGAGTAATCAAAAGAGTTGATTGGGAAAGAGGTAAAAAATATGATATGTATAGACATGATTACAGTATAGAAAATCTTTCCCCAATATCGAGAAGATCTAGACTTTATGATTCGGAATATTACGTATTAAATAGTGATTATAATGTTTATATTTGCATAGAAAATGGGTCCAGCGGAATTAATACAACAGGTAATCAGTCACAATATGAACCAACTTCTACAGACTTAGAACCGACAGTAGCCGGTACCGGAGAGGACGGATATGTTTGGAAGTACTTATTTACTGTTTCTCCCGCAGACATTGTAAAATTTGACTCCACAGAATATGTAACATTACCAAATAACTGGAATACTTCTACAGATTCTCAAATTGTTGCAGTGAGAGAGAATGGAGACTCAACACTAAATAACAACCAAATTAAAACAGTTTACATTGATAATGCAGGATCAAATTATGCATCTGGAGAAGTTGATATTTTGGGAAATGGATCTGGTGGGAGAGTATTTGTACAAACAAATGCCAATGGAGAAATTACGGACACTACAGTAACGTCTGGAGGCACCGGATACACGTATGGAATCGTCGATTTGGGTCCTCTACAACCAGGAAGCACTATCAGTAACCCCGCAAAATTAATCCCCATTATACCTCCTTCTAGGGGGCATGGGTTTGACTTATACAAAGAGTTGGGTGCAGATAGAGTAATGATATATGCGAGATTTGATGATTCTACTAGAGATTTTCCAACAAATACAAAGTTTTGTCAGATTGGAATCTTAAAAAATCCAACAACATTTATATCTACAGAAACTTTTAGTGGCGGAGAATTTTCTGGTTTATATGCAATGAAATTTGATTCGGTTAATTCTTTTTTACCCGAAGTTGGAGAAAAAATTAACCAAACAGTTTCTACTGGAATTGCGGTTGGATATGTTGCGTCGTATGATTCTGACACTAAAGTTTTAAAGTATTTTAGAGACAGATCTCTATATTATGGGTCAACACACGATCAAACTGATTATGTGGGGGTTTCAACATCGGGGAATTCAAACATCAATTTTAGTTCTACCGGCGGAAATGTAATTGGAGAAACAAGTGGTTTTTCTGGTCAAATTTCTTCCTTTTCTGGAATTACTACAACAGTAAATAATTCAATCATAAATCTTGGAGTAACATTTACAAATGGTCTTGCAAATCCTGAAATAAATAAAAAAACAGGAGATATAATTTATATTGACAATAGACCTCTTGTATCTCGTAATGTTAGACAAAAAGAAGACATTAAAATTATCCTGGAATTCTAACCAATGGCACAAAAAACAAATTTAAATGTAAGCCCCTACTTTGATGATTTTGACGCCGAAAAGAACTTTTACAAGGTTCTTTTTAATCCAGGAAGACCTGTCCAAGCAAGAGAATTAAATAATATTCAATCGATATTACAGAATCAAGTTGAATCTTTCGGTAGTCATATTTTCAAAGAAGGATCTGTAGTAATTCCTGGTAACTTAACATATGATTCGCAGTTTAATGCGGTTAAGTTAAACCCAACTAATTTTGGCGTAAATATCTCACTATACATCAATCAATTTGTAGGTAAAAAAGTTACCGGACAAATTTCTGGTGTAACTGGAGTTATTCAAAAAATTGAAGTACCCGATTCGGTTAATAATTTAGAATACATTACATTATATGTAAAATATATTGATTCTGGAGAAAGTTTTGCAATTACTCCATTCCAAGATGGTGAATCATTATTTGCTAGTGAGAATGTGGTTTATGGAAATACAACCATCGTAGCAGGAAATCCATTTGCATCTTTAATTTCTACTGATGCTACTGCTATTGGATCTGCAGTCTCCATCGATGCTGGAATCTATTTTGTAAGAGGAACTTTTGTAAACGTTTCTAAAGAAACAATTATTCTAGACTATTACACAAATACTCCATCATATAGAGTAGGTCTCAAAGTATCTGAAGAAATCATAACAGCAAAAGAAGATGATTCTCTTTATGATAACGCAAAAGGATTTACAAACTATGCTGCTCCTGGAGCAGATAGATTTAAAATAGGTTTGTCCTTAACCAAAAAAACAATCGATAGTGTCGATACTGATGTAGATTTTATAGAACTTCTTAGAATAGATGTTGGTCAGGTTAAAAAATTAAACACAAATACTCAATATTCATTAATTAAAGATTATTTGGCACAAAGAACTTTTGATGAATCCGGAAATTATTCGGTAACTCCTTTTAAAATTTCTTTACACGACTCTTTAAACAATAGACTCGGAAATAATGGTCTATTTTTTAAAAATCAAAAAACTGAAAGCGGAAATACGCCATCAGATAATTTAATGTGTGTTAAATTATCTCCAGGCAAAGCATATGTTAGGGGATACGATATTGAAAAAATCTCCACCACTATTTTAGACGTATCAAAACCCAGAGAAACTCAAAATGTAGAAAATGTAAGTATCCCATTTGAAATGGGAAATTTACTGAGAATTAATAATATAACTGGATCTCCAAAACAAAATCAATCGTTAGAACTACACTCTGTTAGAAGAAGTGCATCCGGAAATCCAAGCTCTACAACAAAAATTGGTGATGCTAGGGTTTATAATTTCAGATTAACAGATGCTGCTTATTCCTCAGTATCTACAAACTGGGACTTATATCTTTATGATATTCAAACATATACAACATTAATTTTAAACCAAGCTCTATCTATATCTCAATTACCAGCAACATCATTCATCAAAGGAAAAAGTAGTGGCGCAAGTGGATATGCAGTTTCTGCTGGAGATGGGACAACAACTGTCAGTTTAAGACAAACTTCTGGTAATTTTATAAAGGGCGAACAAATTATCATCAATGGACTAGAATTATATCCTAGATCGATTACTAATATTACAGTATATGACAGTCAGGATATTAAACAAGTATATCAATCTACCGCAGTTTCTGGGTTTACTACTTCATTTATAGGAGATTCGGTTTTATCAAAACAGTTACCAATCGGTTTTAATGCCTCCGATACAATCAATATTACTTCTGGTGGTGTTGTAACTTCTCCAGGAAAATTTTTCAATTCAATCAAACCCGGAAGTATCATTAGATATCAAACATCAACAGGGTCTTTAGAAAACTTTAACAGAGTTACTAGCGTTAGTTTAACAGGATCTTCCATGACAGTTGCAAGTGTTGCAAGTGTTAGTGGAGTTTGTGATGGATCTATTGGTGTCTCCACAAATGTATCTTTCAGTATTGGAGCTCCAACAATTAATAATCTTGAAAAAGGATTCTTGTATGCGGAAGTTCCAAATTCAAATTTATCATCTATAGATTTAAACGATTCCATCTTAACCTTTAGTGCCCAATCGACGAGCGCCAAATCATCAAGCAGCCCCATTGTTTTATCAGTATCGGATTTCTCATTACCATCTGGTTTAACTACTGCTTTATTTCAAGGATTTGACGAAGAGCGTTACTCAGTTCATTATACCGATGGTACAACGCAATCTTTAACAGCAGACGAATTTTCATTATCTAATAATCAGGTTACTTTATCAAATCTCACATCAGGTAAAACAACATCGTCAATCAATGCAACTTTTATTAAAAATGGAGTAGAAAGTAAAGAAAAGCAGTATAATAGAAGTCAAACAATTAATGTAATTTATTCAAAATATCTAGAGTCCGGGAGTGGAATCAGCACTTCTATTAATGATGGTCTTCAATATAATCCATATTATGGTCTGAGAGTGCAGGACCAAGAAATTTCTCTTAATTATCCAGATGTTGCGAAAGTTTTAGCAGTTTATGAATCTTTAAACACTTCCAACCCCTCTTTGGATAGTGTATCCTTCAGCAGTGTTTTGAATATTGGGGGAAATGCTATTATTGGTGAAAACATTATAGGATCAGAAAGTGGTTGTGTAGCTAGAGTGGTTACACGATCCACAAATAGCGTCGGTATAATCTATTTAAATTCAAATAGATTCTTAACTAATGAAAATGTTACTTTCGAAGAATCGAATATTAGTGGAGAAATTGATTTTATTACTCTGGTAAGTTATAACGATATCACAAATAGATTCAAATTGGACAAGGGGCAAAAAGAACAATACTATGATTATTCTAGAATTGTTAAAAATGAGGGTGAAACAGAACCTTCTAGAAGGATTTTAGTCGTTTTTGATTACTTCAGTGTTCCATCTACAGATAATGGAGATGTATTTACAGTATTAAGTTACAAACAAGAGCAGTTTGCTAATGACGTACCTTTAATCGGCAATAAAAATCTAAGAGCATCAGATACACTCGATTTTAGACCCAGAGTTTCAGTATTCTCCGGAGCAGCATCTTCTCCATTTGATTTTTCAAATAGAAACTTTAGTTCTTCTATTAAACTAAATCTAACGCCAAATGAAAGCACGATTATTGGATACGATTATTATATTGGAAGAATAGATAAAATTTATCTCAACAAAAATGGTGAGTTTGTTTATATTCAAGGAAATTCATCTTCAAATCCAAAATCTCCGATTAAAATTGATGATGTAATGG